TTTAGAAAAAACCTAAATTTTTCTCTCTGCCGTGACCTACCTATGAGGAAGCCCTCAGAAGGAGGTCAAGCTAATGACGAATTATGAGATTCAGCAGATACGGTTACTGCAATGCCAGGGGCTTGGCTACCGTCGCATCGCAGCAACGCTTAATCTGTCGCCCAATTCCGTGAAATCCTACTGCCAGCGACATCCCATGGAGCCTAGTTCTCAGGCGGATGGTTATTGCAAACAGTGCGGAAATCCGGTCACCTTTAAGGCAGGAAAAAAGAAACGGCTGTTCTGCTCGGATCGGTGCAGGCAGGTTTGGTGGAATGCCCATAGGGATGAGGTGAAGAAAAGAACCTTCCACGAGCGAAACTGCCAGCATTGCGGGCAGACATTTTCTGCGTATGGCAGACCAACACAACAGTATTGCTCCAGAAGCTGTTTTGCCGCCTCACGGAAGAAGGTGGCAACATGACGGAGAACATCCTGGCATACAGATCCTCTATGGCAGTTGCCTTAGGATTGCTCAAAAAGGGTCTGATTTCTGAAGAAGAATACAGGCATATAGATGTAATGATTGCCAATAACCACGATGTAAATTTGTCAACTTTATGTTGCAGAAACCCCTTGCTATTATCCGATTTCAGAGCGAATATGTCACAAATCGCAGAAAAAGGAGATGACATGAATGCCTCGGATAATTGAACAGGTACGCTTCTCAAAGCCCGTTGTTCACAGACTGACCAATGTGGCAGCTTACGCAAGGGTTTCTTCCGGAAAGGATGAAATGCTACACTCTCTGGCGGCCCAGGTAGATTACTACAAAGACTACATTCAGAGCAACCCTGGGTGGTTATTCGCCGGTGTGTATGCAGACGAGGCCTTGACCGGTACAAAATCAAACAGAGCGGACTTTCTCCGGTTACTGGAAGATTGTCGGAGCGGAAAGATCGACCGGGTACTGACAAAAAGCATTTCAAGATTTGCCCGGAATACCGTGACGCTACTGGAAACGGTGCGGGAACTGAAAGGCCTTGGTGTGGATGTTTACTTCGAGGAACAGAACATTCACAGCATGAGTTCCGATGGTGAGCTGATGCTCACGATCCTGGCCTCCTATGCCCAGGAAGAAAGCCTCTCCGCCAGTGAAAACCAGAAGTGGCGGATACGCAGGAACTTTGAAGAAGGAATGCCTTGGAAGGGAGCCATGCTCGGCTACCGATATGACAAAGGAAAGTATGTGGTGATTCCGGAAGAGGCAGAGATCGTCAGAGATATTTTTGGAATGTACCTGGGTGGGTTCGGAGTTCCCGCGATCATCCAAAAGCTGAAAGAACAAGGAGCTACGACCGAGATGGGGAATCAGTGGAGCAGGACGAGCATTACAAAGATCCTGCGAAACTACACTTATACGGGAAATCTTCTACTCCAGCGCGTTTACAGAGAGAATCATTTGTCGAAGAAAACCCTGGTCAATCACGGTGAGCTTCCCCAGTATCACGCAACGGATACTCACGAGCCGATCGTTGATATGGATACCTTTATGGCAGTTCAGGAGGAGATTCTGGTGCGGGCAGAAAAGTACACAGGAGCTGATACCACCGGAACCTATCCTTTTACCGGAAAATTGGTTTGTGCCAATTGCGGCAAGCACTACCGTAGAAAGACAACAAAAACCCGAGTGGTTTGGATCTGCACCACCTACAACTCCATGGGAAAGGCGGTATGCGATTCCAAGGCGATTCCGGAGGAGACGCTGATCAAGATGACCAATGAGGTCCTGGGAATCGAGGAGTTTGATCCCGGACTCTTTGCGGAGGATGTGGTCAGCATCAAGGTAGAGACCGGAAACCAACTGGTTTTCACGCTACGAGGCGGTACGGCGGTCACAAAGCAATGGAAAGATCGATCCCGGTCAGAAAGTTGGACTCCGGAAAAAAGAGCCGCAGCGGGGGCTAAGACCAGAAAAAGACATCAGGAGGGTAAGTAATGGCAGCGAAGAATGTAACGATGATTCCGGCTACCAGGAACCTTCACACACGAGCGCCGAAGGATTCCACAACCAAAAGAAGGGTGGCGGGTTATGCCCGTGTTTCGACGGACAGTGACGAGCAGTTCACCAGTTATGAGGCCCAGGTCGACTATTACACCAAGTACATCCAGCGAAACCCAAACTGGACCTTTGTGGATGTCTATACCGACGAGGGTATTTCCGGTACAAATACGAAAAAGCGCGACGGTTTTAACCAGATGATTGCTGACGCACTTGCCGGCCATATCGATCTGATCGTGACCAAGTCTGTGAGCCGCTTTGCAAGAAACACTGTGGACAGCCTTACAACAGTACGAAAGCTCAAGGAGCGAGGTGTGGAGGTGTTCTTTGAGAAGGAGAACATCTACACCCTGGACTCCAAGGGTGAGCTTCTGATCACCATCATGTCCAGCCTTGCCCAGGAAGAGAGCCGAAGCATTTCGGAGAATGTTACCTGGGGCAGAAGAAAGCAATTTGCAGATGGTAAGGTATCGCTTCCGTACAAGCGGTTTCTGGGATACGAGAAAGGCCCGGATGGATTACCGCAAATCGTACCGGAGCAAGCAAAAATTGTGGTCTACATTTTTGACCTCTTTATGATGGGCCTTACACCCGGTGCCATCGCAAGGCGACTCACCTCCGAAGGCATCCCAACTCCGGGGGGTAAGGCAGTCTGGCAGGACACAACCATTAAGAGTATCCTTTCCAATGAGAAGTACAAGGGCGATGCGCTCCTTCAAAAAGAGATCACGATTGACTATTTGCAGAAAACCAAAAAGGTCAACGAGGGTGAAGTTCCCCAATACTATGTACGCGGAAGCCACCCGGCCATTATTGATCCGGAGTACTTTGATAAGGTGCAGGCTGAAATTGAGCGTCGAAAAAAAGCTGGGCATCGTTATAACGGCACGAAATTCTTGTCGAGTAGGATCGTGTGTGGTGATTGCGGAGCCTTCTATGGTGCCAAGGTGTGGAACTCTAACAGCAAGTATCGCCGTGTGATCTGGCAGTGCAACAACAAATTCAAAGGAGAAAAGTGCCAGACACCACACTTGGAGGAGCAAGATGTTTACGAACGGTTCCTGCAAGCGTACAACGCGCTTCTGGTTGATCGGGAAAGCCTTCTGAAGGACTGCGAAGCAATGCTGCGGTTCTTGACCGATAACACGTCGCTCGATGCGGAGTTGGAGACGTTGCGAAGCGAACAGGAAGTTGTGGCAGGGCTTACCAGAAAACTAGTGACGGAAAATGCCTCCACGGCCAGAAGGCAGGCGGACTACTATGAACGGTACACTTCCTTGGTAGACCGCTATGAGGAAATTGGAGAACAGATTGCCATCCTGGAGCAGAAACGTATGGAACGGGAAGCAAGAGCCAAGGAAATCCAGTCCTATTTGCGGACGATCATATCCCAGAACGGAGAATTGGCACAGTTCGATCCCAGAGTTTGGGTAGAAGTGGTCGAGCAGGTGACGGTATTCCACGATGGCCGAGTTGCTTTCCGGTTTAAGGACGGAAGAGAAATCACTACCTGAGCCGAAGGTTGCAAGATCTACATTGCAATTGACGGAAAACGGGTTGCATTCTTTCGGGGAATGTTCCCAGACCGGAAAACCATTGAAAGCAGGCACTTTTTGGATAAAGCAAAAACAAGGTTGCAAACAGAGAAAACACCGTTTGCAACCTTGATTCGTAAAAAAATAAAAGCCTAAAGGGCATTATGCTTCCTTTTTAATGTCAGAAAGCGTAGGACTCTTTTTATATATGTCCTGGGCGGCAAGTCCCGCAAGCATGGCAAGGGCTGCCTCGGCTCCTTCCACATTCAACTCCCGAATTAACGCAATGGCGTGTTCTTCGGTGGCGGACAAATCCTTGTTGACCTCGACTGCATGAGGATCGTCGATGAGGCCCAGGAGGTAATCAGCGGAGACATCCAACATCTGGGCGGCACGAGCAACGGTGTCGCCCTTGGGGGTTGTTCCGTTTTTGGCAAAAGCAGAGATGGTTGCTTTGGTAACTCCCATCGCATCGGCAGCAACTTGGCTTACCGGAGCGATGCCCTTGTTCTGGCAGCACAAGGAATAACGTTCGTAAAAGCTCATAACGATCCTTTCCAACCCTGCGGTCAGTCAAAATTATTTTACTCGTGTTGCTTGACAAGTAAAAATAGATTGACTATAATGAAGCCGAGAGTTAAAAAAATTTGACTATGAAATGTCTGACTGCTGGTACAGGCAAGCTTTGCTATGCCCAAAATGGTTAGACTTTTTAATAATAACACAGTAGTTAAAGAAATTCAACTCAGGCCATTAAAAATTTGACTATAGGGGCGAATATAATGGGAGAGCTGAACAAAGGGATATACGAGTTCTTTTCCACCGTACAAGCACAGCCCGTTGACTGGCTGTGGTATCCGTACATACCTTGCGGCAAACTGACGCTTCTGCAGGGCGATCCGGGAGAAGGTAAATCCACTTTCATGATAAATATTGCGGCGCTTCTCACACAGGGAAGGGATATGCCAGACGGATATAAAATCAATCAACCTTACACTGTGGTGTATCAGTGCGCAGAGGACAATGTGTCGGATACCATAAAACCCAGGCTGATTGCGGCCGGAGCGGACTGTGACAGAGTTGCCTATATTATTGATGACTACGGTGAGCTTACTCTGGATGACAATCGTATCGAAGAAACCATACGACAGACAGCGGCTAGGCTTCTGATTCTCGATCCGCTTCAATCCTTTTTGGTGCAGGATGGTGATATGCACAGCGCCGGCAGGATGCGGTTGGTTCTGGGAAAATTGGCGAGTATCGCTTCCAAATACAATTGTGCCGTGGTTCTGATCGGCCATATGAATAAATCCACAGGTGGAAAAAATCTGTACCGTGGCCTTGGAAGTATTGATATTGCTGCCATAGCCCGGAGCGTTCTTATGATAGCAAGAGACGAGACTAATGCGGAAATCCGGTATATGTTCCCGGTTAAATCCAGCCTCGCTCCGGAGGG